TGGAATGTCTTCATCCTGGGGGTCGTAGCCGAGGGCGTGTCCTGGTTGGTTGGGGCTATTAGGGGGGCTATTAGGGGGGCTATTAGGGGGGCTATTAGGGGGGCTATAACTGCGCTCTTGGCTCGCTTTCGCGCATGGGAGGAATTGGAGGCTCTCGCATACCACTTTGAGCTTGCTGCGCCTTTGCCCTGTGGTTTTATCATCCCATGTCTCTAGGCTAAGGCGGCCTTCGATGAATACCCCCCTACCTTTCGTGAGGTATTTGTGGGCGTTCTCCGCGGCATTGCCCCAAGCGGTCACCTCGATGAATGTCGGCTCGTTCTTCCAGCCTTCGTTTCCGTCGGGGACTTTGCGATTTACGGCGACGCTCAGCTCTGCAACTGCTGTGCCTTTGGATGTATGTTTGATCTCGGGATCACGGGTTAGATTTCCCATGATCATTACTTTGTTTAGGTTGGCCATATTGTTGTTTTTTCTGTGAAATTGTTATTTCGGGGTATAAAAGCTCCATTCCATCGGCCGCAATAATTGGACGTAATTTCAATGAGTTCCGATCATTGAGCGGCGAGATTTCGGCACCAGCGAGGCTATCACCATCGTCGTGACAGCTATTGTGGGGATTCCTGCTACGGTCATCGCAAACTGGCTGGCAGAGAAACTCAAAGGTCAGAAGTCCACCAAGATACGCATTCACCGAACAGAAATACACTGTGATAATGGTGATTTGAAGCGAGTCATTGAGGAGACGATTTCCATAGATCACAAGCCCTAGTCCTATGATTTGGCTTACCCAGAACCACCAATGATTTACCCTCTGCCACAATGAAGAACAACGAACAAGTCGTGCCATACAACCGCTACCAGCCCCCTTGTCGGCGGAGTTTTTGCGTGATTTCATGGCCTCACCCCCGTTTCCACACTGGCTCTCGCTGGTGACGGTGCGTGCTCTTTGACGTTCTGCTCAAAAATCTCCTCCAGTAGATCCTCAATTTCGGTCGGGCATGTTCCGGCTCCGTCACGTTGCTCGAATTCTGCCTTGGCGATTTTCAGCGCGTCCAGCATTCTCGGGCTTGCGGCGATCAGTTTGGAGATCGCTTCGGTCGGATCTGTCTTTTCCCTCCGGTGTTTGGCTTCGTCGCATCCTCTCGGAACCTTCACGTCAGCCACAAGATTTCCAGCGTCGTCACGTATCCACCCCCAATCAGCGTATTGGCTACGGTCGTGGTGCCACCCCCGAAGAGGCAGAACAATGGCATCGCTGCCAACTAGCAACGGCGTTTCATTTTCGGTTTGCATAGTGTTTTCGTGGTTAGTGGTGAGGGTGCCAGAGCTAGGCGTTGTGCTGAGACGCAAGCGGGGGATCGAACCCCACCACGCGAAATTCATGCGGCTTGAATGTCGGTGTGTCCAACGCATGAGACGCCGCCGGGGAGTCGGACTTCAAAGATGCCGTTGTGATAGTGGCGGACAATTGTCCCGGCGTATCCGCTTGAGGTGACTTTATCCCCTTGCTTCCACGCGGTGATTTTTTTGTCTCCCATTGCAGCGACCCAATCGGCATCGGTGGTGTGGGACTTGGCGAACTCGGCAGCGGTGGTTTGGTTGGTGTTGGACATGCGCAAAGGATACGCATTACGTATGCGGACGCAAGATTTATTTTACGCATTGCGCATTTTATTTTTCGGGGTAGCATTACGCCATGACTTGGAACGAATGCCTTGCCTTGGG